AAAAAGCTCTTCGCCGCGCCAATTAAACCCTTTACGTTATCCATTAGCCCCGTGGCTTGATTAAATGCGCCTAGTCCTGTTTTCACATAATCATTATTTAATACCTTGCCTAGCCCTGAACTGGCGGCACTTAATGCGCCATCTTCTGATTGGCCTAGTGCGTTATTGGCAGAATAAAGCTGTCCCGTCGCACCTTGCACTTTCGCCTTCACGGTATCAAAAACACCCATTACTCATCCCCTGTGCTGTCTTGGCCTTCAGGTGGTTTGGCATTAGCTAATCCTTTGGCGACTAAATCAGCCGAATCTTCATCCATCATCATCTGCGTGGATAACAAGTGTTTAACGACTTCGGGTGATAAGCCCATTTCTTTTAATTGCGACAAGGTTTGAATCAGGATGCCGCCTGTATTCATCATGGATAACTTGGTGTCTTGCGCTTCTTTTTGTTGTGCGCTAATGCCTGAGTAGAAATTGATAGCCCACGGTCTGTCGTTGTCACTGAAGGCAAGACCGCTTTTTTTGTACAAATGAATGTCGATTAAGTCGTTGATTGCGTGAGTCACTGCATTACGGATCATTCGTGAGCGTTCAGCTACTTGTGCCGACACTCTAAAGAAACCACCCTCACCTAAGCCACCTGACAACAAATCGGCAAAGCCCAACATGGCCAAGTCAATGCCTAAACCGCCTGATAACTGTTTGGCATGAAACATCACATCGTCGATGGTGATATTGCCTGAACGCTGTGAGCCTGTACCTCCCTGTAATTGCACAAGCTGTTTATCGCTCCATACGGGAATAAATCGACGTAATTTGCCTAAGAGTGAACGTCCCTCTTTGACGGCTTTGGCTGTTTGAGCTGCTGTTTCCGCAAACATTTGTTCAAGGTTTGCCATTGTTGCTTTTTGCTGTTCATGGGTCATATCCGTCATGTTGACCGTTAATAACGCTTCATCAATGCCGTCTTGAATCCGTTGGCCGACCATGCCCGAAATAGACATGATAAGGTGATTGAACGGGTCTTCTATGCCTTCTAAAAAACTACCGCCCACCAATGACGGCAAATAGGGCAAGTTGGCTGAATCATCTTCTAAAATCGCGGTCTTAAAGGCTTTTTGCATCACCCGTGCTTGTGGCGTGTAGAGGGTGCGCGGCATTTTTACCCGTATCATTTGCGTAGTGGATAGCTTAACGCCACTGGAATTAGTCGCAGTACCGACGACAAAGCCTACGGTTCGACTGCCTTGCTCAAAGGGTTGCACTAATGGCGGCAAGACCATCTCATCACACAATAAATCAGTGACTCCGACCTTATCTTGAGAATAGACACGGCCATAACCATCACCCCATGACACGGCGTTAAAGGCTAAGGTGTAGATGTTTTTATTCAGTAGGTCTTTTAGGTCGTGGTTCAGATCGGCAATGATTTGCTTTTTCTTCGGGTCTTTTTCGGCTTCGGGCGTACATTCAATAAAGATCACATCGCATTTGCTTTCATGGCCACCCAATGCGGCGGTAACGTGTAAACGCAATCCTGCATTGATGAAAGAGTTTTGTTGCATTTGTTGGTATTTTGCGTAAATTTGTTGACGGCTTCGCGCCTCGCTGTTGCCGCCCAGTAAAATTGACGTAGAAACTGGCTCAACATCCATCAAGTCGATGTTGGCTAGTGCGCCTGCTTCGGGTGTGTCTTCTTTGCCAATAAAAAAGTTTTTAGCACGTTCCTTCCATGTAGGCTTAGGAATTTCGGCTTGTGGGGGGATGTTTTTAGGTGGCATAGCGACAATACACATAAGTAAGACTTGTGTGTATTGTCGCTTGCTCAGAATGGGGTAATTGGTGAGGGTTACGTTATGATGGTGCGCCTGTTGTCATCCCTGCCCCATTATCAGTATAAGGATGAGTATGCCCTTTTAAGCTCTTACCATCCGCCACAACATCACCAGTTGAGACAGTCACGTTACCTGCAATCGTCGCACCACTGCCACCCGTACCACTGATTGCCCCTGCTACCGATAAATTGCCTGTAATGGACGTATTACCTGTGATATTCACAAGGCTGGTAATATTTGTATTGGTTGCCGTCACGGTAACAGTCGTTGCCGTTACCGTGACTGTAGGTGCGGTAACTTCTACTGTTTGACTTTCAACAATCACCTTCACATCACCTTTTATTTTGATGATGTTGTCAGCCAATATCTCAAAACTGCCGTGGTGGTGATAACGCCGTGTTGTATCATCATTGCCTTCTCGCTTATTACGATAACCGACAATAATCGGATAACGTGGATCACCTGCTTCAAACTCTACCCACACAGGATCATTGGCCAAGACTTCAATCGCTGTATTAGACTTATCACCCAAGGGATAAAGTAACTCCGCATCGAGCGCGGTATCCGCACCCTCATCTAACGGTTCTAGTTTTACCTTCGCTAATCGCGTACCGCCGTCATAACTCATCACCACGGCAGGATACTTACCAAACATCATCATGTTTCTAGCTCCCCCAGCCATAGCCTTGTGTATTGGTTGCCGCCGTCCCCTTCATTTTCTGTTTCATAAACGTGTGCTGCCGTGATGATGGCCATAGGGGTATTACCAATGTTAAACACGTCCCCTGCTTGGTAATCGTCGTTATAGCTCAGGTTAAGCACTTGCTTGGTAATGAGTGCCGAAGTCATGTTATTGGCGGCTCGTTCGCTATGTCGGGGCGTGTACTGTATAGCGCGTACTTTTTTGGTATTGCCTTTAATAACAGCGCGATTGTCGCCTGTTGAATAAAAACTAGGTACTAAATGCCGTTCTAAAAAGCCACTGGCTATTTGCTCGCCAAATCCTTGAGGGAGGCTTAACTTGGGGGGTTGCTTCATTAAGTCAGCCAAGCGTACACAATCCAATTGCTTACCGCTTAAACGCACCACGGCGGCCTCTTCTTGCAAGACCTTGGCAATCATCTCAGACGGCACTTGCCCTAAAAACGACACAAACAATGGCACGGTAAAATCATTTTTAATGCTGACCTTTGCACCACAGGCTTTATAGATTGCGCCCAGAGAATTACTTTTAAGGATGACAGCCTTTTGCCGCCTGTAACCAATGGCCACACAGGATGATAAGACCGCCGTGACTTGGATCATGCCCCTATCGGGTATTTGTGGGCTTTGTTTGATGTGAGACTTGATAATTTGCAATTCAATGGCTTTGCCAGTGACAAAGATTTTTTGACCTTCGGCTAATTGTTTTGCTAATTCATCATCATGCCGTACCTCCAGCTCTAACGAGACAGGCACAGGTACTAAATCGGTACGCAATATCGCCGACAACAAATGACTTGAGGGTAATAACGTGTCATCACTCAGTTGAATAAACATCTAAATTACCCACACTCACAATCGCCTGATAAAACGCCTTGCGCGGTAAGTCTGCTTCAAGCTGTTTTATTTCCCCTGCCATTTCGCTAACAGACCGCCCGAAAACGTCTAAGCCCAAACCGCGTGAGGCTTCTAAGCGTAAGGCGTTTTCATGGTCAACATAGGCATTAAACAACGGTTGAATGATAGCCCATTCGCTTGTTGTTAATGCTACGGTGTTATCAATTTGCGTGACGGTTGGTGTGATCGGTGTAGGCTGACTGGCAAAATGTGCCAGAGTCGCATAACCTGCAAAAAAGCGCACTGCCTTAACCATTGCCGTCGTCACTTCGGCTTCGGTCAAGACCAAGCCCCCCGTTAAGCGAGAGGCCATAAACTCCGTGACTAATACGGCAACGGTCATGGATTACGCCTCTTTACGTTCACCAAAGTAGTGATAGTAAAGCGTGCCACTCATCATAACGTGTTGACCCACGCCTTCAATATCTTGGTCAAGCGGTGATATTTCAGCGATAAAGCAATCGGTTAAGGGATAACTAGCGTAAGGCTTATCGACTTGCCCCAAGTGAACCGTGGCTTGAAAAATGCCGCCGCTATTATTTAGGGCATTTAATGCTTTTTCGACTTGACCGCCTCTAGTGACGTAAAAACTCACTTCATGGGTTTGCGCGACTTGTAACTGTTGCGGTTGTTGGACTTTCACGCCGTTGGGCAAGTACGACTCAAGCGTACCAGCACTCGCTAAAACGGGTCGAGGAAATGTTTTAGCTAAAAACTTTAAGTTTTCATAGCCTTCAATTTCAAAATAAGCATCACATTGAGCTTCTTTTTGCCCCAAGGCTTGTGCGGTTTTGTAATTCTTGGCTAATAAATCGGCAGGTGATACAGACATAATAAAATCTCATTAACAGGTTTTGTTATGTCTATTATCAGGTGTGGCTTAGGGACGTTTTGGCAGGGTTACAACAATGCGCTATCTTCAAGCGTCAAAATAACAGTTGGTGTAAACGCCATCCCTACTTCTAGGTAAACAGGATTGGATGGGGTAATTTTAATTGAAAAACCCAAAACAATACGCGCAGGCACTACCCGTTTTAATGCAGGTGTCATTTTAGCCAACTCGCTAAAATTAGTAACTAATTCGGGGTCAAGCGTAACGCCGACACGACTTGTTAAAAAACTGCCCCCTAATTCATCAGGGACAATGTTATACGGATAATTGCCGACAGTTGAAACACTGTGCCAGTATTGGGTAATCTGCCACGCATTAGGCCAAAGCATTTGCAAG